AGTTTTGTCTAGTTATAACTGGGCGATAGGTAACGGCACGCTCTACCAAAGCCAGCATTGACTTAGAAACAAATGCTCCGGCCATTGTGTATAGAACAAATGTTCGAATGTCTTGATCCATACCAGATAGCCAAGTAGTCAATGCGCTCGCTAAAATTGAGGAAATGGTATTTGTTGTCCAGCTTTTAATAAAGATCTCTATAAAGTTTAAAGCTGGCTCAGCTACAGCTAGCAAGAAGGCAGCTCCGAATGAGACAAGTAATAGTTCCAACATGTGGGCTATCCTACTACGTTTTTGGCTGCCCCAGGTATATAGCTACAGTTGAACCTAGGGATAAAACCTCTTCTAAGTAATCCACAATACGTAATTGAATTGCCAATCGATTCTTATAGAAGTGGCTTCTTCCAGCGGCTACTGAACCTTCCCATAGGAAGTCAGACCCGTAACCAGGCCCGCCGCTTCCATCAAAATACTCTAGTACGAATGGGCTGCTCTCAAATAAAGCTGAATCAATTTGTACTATATCTCCAACAGTAGCCGACCAATTAAGCTGTACATGTGCGTAAGCGGCTGTAGCAGGGGATTGCCCAGTTACATCCTGTCGTGACCAGGATGTTGTAGTTGTTTTAGCAGTACCAGTTGTAGCGCTTATAAAAGTCTTTGTAGAGTCGTACCAGTGGATTGAAGGCGTTACTGATTCGGTTCCAGCGGTTGTCATAGCGTAGTAGCTAAAAGTGTATGGGGTATTTGTGTAATGTATTGGCATCAAATCAGCTGTGGTAGTAGTTGACTTTAATTCTACCGAAGTTCCTGTAGCAGTAAGTCGTAGAGCGTCGCCGCCTTTAAAAGCAAGTCCAGAAGCCGCAACAGTAGTTACGTTAGAAGATGTTAATGAATATCTAAAAGAAGTACTAGTGACTGCTGTAATAGTAAATGCTCCATCAAACGGTGCGCCAACACCAGATACTACAACCTTTTCTCCGACTTCAAGGGTATGCGTTGTGTTAACTCCAATAGTTGCTACGTTGCTTGAGATACCTTTTGTTAATACTGTGTATATGTCAGTTCCAGGTTCTGGAGTCGTTGTGTCTACTGTTCCGGTTGCTCCGGTAAAAGCCCATGGAGTAAACGGGGAAGCAAAGTGAGGGTTTAACAGCTCATTGATTCGTGTAGCTTTAATTGTAATGTGGGTTTGACGAGCCTCATCAAAGTCAGTAACTGCACCAGCTTGTTCAATTTGTGCACCATCAAAGTAGTGGTACTCGTTGCTTGAAGCAGCGGCAACTGAAGCAATAGATACTCCAGTCACAGCATAGTAAGCACCTGAAGGGGCCGTTCCGGTAGCTGTAAGTCGAGTTGCCCAAGCAGTTGTTGTGTTAGCTGTAGCTGTTCCACTTGTAGTAGATATCAAAACGCCAAATCGCGTGTACCATCTGATTTTTGGAGTAATAGTTCTAACAGTGCTGTCAGCTGTTGAGTACACACTAAAGGTGTACGCGCTGCCTGCTGTTACAGGGATGCCTTTTGTTATTGGCGCGGATATGCCACAGGCAACTTCTACGGTTGCAGAAGACCCACTTGTATTTGTTACGCAAAGTATTCCTAACTGTTTGTTAGGAAAAAATAATGGGGCAGTTGATTCATCGTAAGGTTCTGGTACAGGTACTACAGTTCCAGTCTGTCTACGTGCCGCAAGGTCGGCTCCCGTTAAGCTATAGCTAATAGTGGTTGCAGTTCTTGCGGTAACTGTTTTTGCAGTAGACGGAGAACTAAAGAGTGGCAACTCCATGTTTTGTACATAGAATTTATTACCTACTTTATATTCGTGGGCACCAATTGTTAAGGTAGCCACGTTACTGGCTAGAGACACTTGAGTGATTGAAGCTCTTCGAACGCTAGATAAAGAGCCATTACTTACCGACTCCCAGTGACCAATAGACTCTTCAAATGATGAGTCGTTGTAGTCAAGCATTAAATTGTGGCTTACTGTAATTCCATCGATAGTAGGGTTAGGAACGTTTGCTATGGTAGGTACGGCAAACCCAGAGAAAGCCTTTACATACTCACGAAGTCCCTGAAGGCTTCCCTTTTCTTTATAGAGTTGAATAGCGTCTCGAACAAGAATACGCGATTGTTGGAATCCAATCTCTGGCTCATACTCTAACCCAAACTGTTTAAGCATTGACGGGATTAAAACGCCGCCGACCTTTTCAAGGTTATACCTTTCAATTAATAAATCTGTTAATGTTTGGAAGTAGTCCAGTTGAAACCCAAAAAGGTTTAACACGCTGGATAGAGCAGAGTTATTCATGTTGGTGTCAACGGAGTAGACAGACTCTATTTTTGTAACCTCTGGAAGGTATTCAAACATCCGTGTGTTGTTACGGTGGTTTTTAACAGATAGCCCAGTAATGTCTCCTGCTCGAACCCAGGAGTACTGTGCAGTTTCAAACACGAACAACGAATAGTAATAAAATCTACCTTCAGACAACCCTGAAGTATCTGTATAAGAAGTTGGGTCATCATTTTTAAATACAGATAAAAGGCTCACTCCATCAAAAGGGGTTATAGGGAACCCATAAGAGTTTCTAACAAGGCGAATTTTTGCCCATGCTCCGGTAGGACTAACCCAGTTTAAAGAGATCTCTCCGTAGTTGGAAGCAGTAGCTGTGAACGGGGTAGCATCAAAAGAGATTAAGCTACTAGCTCCATAAAAGCTATTACCGTAATAATCAATACCGTAGCGTGACATATTAGATTGTGATTCCTCCGCTAGCTGTAATTACTAGGTCTCCAATTTCTGGAATCTCTTGTGTGTCGCACACTACATCTGCAACAACTAAAATTGTTGCGTCTCCAGTTGCAACAGCAGACACTACGTTAGTAGCGATTTGTGCGTAACTAAATGTAGTTGATGTAACAGCGGTAATAACAAATGTTCCATTAAAAGTACTGTCTACCCCTTCTACCAAAACTGTTTGGCCTACGGTAAATCCATGAGCCACGCTTGTTGTAATAGTAGCCACGTTAGAGGTCAAAGCTTTATTAGTAATAGTCTTGGTGTTTACCTCATCTTGACGAACTAGTTTTGAAAGGTTTGCATAAGCAACCCCATTAACGGAGCTAATAGCAGTCAAGATGTCTTGAATAGTAATTCGGTCAGCAAATGATACGTTGCTAAAATCTAGCAATGACAAGAGTGTTTCTTCTACAGCAGCTTGAACTAATGACTGCTTGTATTGAGGCAATACTGTGACGCTGATATTAATATCAATAGGTACATATGATGGCGGTTGCAATGTGACCGTAGTATTTGCAGGCGCTCGGTCTACTAAGTAGTTTAATACAGCAGTGCTTAGAGTGTTAAAGACTGTGGATGGAGTTACTCCATCAAGTTCTACGCCTTTGTCACCAAATGGCGCAAAGTAAATAGTAACGCTTGTATACACATCTGCTACAGAGATAGCTTTTGCAACACCGCTAACTTGAACACATATCTCTGCGTAGTCGCGCAAAGACACTGCTCGGTTTAACGTACGTACGCTTTTAGGGGCGTTAATCCGGATATCGTCGGTTGATTCTGAGTCAGCTCCGCCTGTAGCTGCGCCGTCTCCAGATGAAGAGATGTCTTGGTTGGCTACACTTAAGCCTGAAACTGCGTTTGTTAATACAAATTTTACTGTATTTGTGGCAACGTTTCCTTCTACTCCACCACCAATACGATAGGTTGCAAAAATCTTTGCACCATTAGGTGGGATTCGACCACTTACGTTGTCACCAAAGGTTATAAAAGTTGTGCCCGCAGCGTTAGTAGTTGATGAGAACACCGCATCAAAATTGTTATAGTCAATCAAGTATTGAACTTGAGTATATGAAACCCCGTTTATAACTACGTCAATGCTGTTATTAATAACTGGGGATTCTGACAGCTGGAAGGTTTGGTTAACTGACCCATCTGAAGTTCCAACTCCGTTTCCGCTTGGATCTGTAGGGCCTTCAGAAGTAATTGTTACACCTTGGGTAGCAGTAACCGTTATTGAACCGTTAGTCGCCCCTACTTTTGCTGGAACAACTACTGCTTCATCTGTTTCAAAGATAATCTGAGTAGATGTAGCGCTTGAGATAGTTGTTGTTGCTACCTGAGTCAGGGCAGGGACGGTAATTGCAGAGGCGGTGCTATTCTGAAAAGTAAGCGTAACTGTAGACGCTG